GCCTGTCTCGCTCGAACTAACGGCCCGAGCGAGCCCTACCGATCAGCTTTGGCTGATCTACCCGTTAACCGGGTACCATCCGTGTTTTAATGTGGCAGACACGGGACGCCCAGCGCGCTTAAGATGGTTCCTATCCTCCTGGAAGGGAGTGGTAAGAGCCTTCATCAGAGCACCGTATCCGTCAAGCGGGTCGTCTTTCTTTCGATAGACGGCAGCAGTGGCCCTTACAAGGAGCCGTTGCCTCTGCTTATCCCACCTATAAGAGGAAGAATCTTCCTCGAGGTGGTCATAGCGAGACCACTTAACGAGAGCCGGAGTTTCTGGATGGCCTACAGGAAAGGGGATCAACCTCTCAATGTAGTCGTCCAGCACCTCGACGAAACGAGTCGGGCAGTACGCTTCCGCGTAAAGGTTCCTCATCGCAACGAGCGAGGTGAGCTCTTCAACGTGCTGTCTGTTATGCGGAAGACCCTTTCGGGCCCGCACAATGGAGATGTCTCTACCATTGTAGAACTCCGCACCGCAGCTCTCTCGAAAATGACTCTTCGAGAAAGACTTCGAGCGGTTCACCTTGAGTCCAAAGGTCTCAAGGAGTTCTATAACAGATTGGGTGTATTCTATGGGGACGATGATGTCGTCACCATAAACACTGGCACCTTCCGCCAGGAGATTCATCGTCTCCTTAGACGGGAGGTACTCTCCACGAGAGCGCGACACAGCCATGACGGCGATGGTCCAGAAAACCATCGACTCCATGGGAAATGTCAGCGCGCTCCCCATAGACGCGAACTTCCTAAGGTGAATTCGTTCACCCGTTGGAAGGACGGCGCTAGTCGTACGGCACGCCAGGACAATGTCCAGGAAGTACTCGTTGAACCTGATCAGGTTCTTGACTAGCTGCAAGGAAACTCGGTCACTGGCCTCACTGAGGTCAAGTGTCGAGAGCTTCCGGGTTTTTGACGCCCGGAGTGCCAGCTCTCGATTCCGAGTCTGGTCCAACCATCCGATATTCGGATGGTCACCCAGATGCCGTTCCAGATGCGTCAGAATCCCCTGCTGCACTTTCTGCATGTAGGAAGGTTCTGCCGCAATCAGGCGCGGCTTCTCCATCGTCTTAGGAACGGGAATCACCCGAGAGGGTGGCTCCTGTCCCGGGGAGTAGAGCGGATAGTCATCCAAGAGCTCGAAAAACGAGTAACCTGGGATGACATAATCAGCAACTGGAAAGATACGGTCAAGCCGTTCTGTCCAGCTGAGATCACGGTACTTACCATTACTGGTAAGCTTATCCGCGACCGCTCCAGGGCCGTGTTTCGGCGTGATACCCTCAGCCATAATAGCTGCGGATACGCGCCCGATCACACGACCCCAGATCAGGTGGCTAACGTCTCTGAACTGTTCAAAGTCCAGTGACGTGGCCTTAGCTTCACTGATCTGCTTATCGACCAGAACATAATTCTCATAAGCCTGACGGATCTTCGTATCACTACAAAGTTCCTTAAGCTTACCGTGGAACCCGGCTATCTGCCGGATACCACGGATCGATAGTATGTCTGGCCGCTCGAGGAGAGTTCCATCGGTATCGAAGATGCGACTGAAGAGGTCACCGAGAAAAACGGGCCTCTTATCGTCAAGACGACCTCCTCGTCGGGAAAACCCGACGAACAAATCGTCTGACATCGCTCCCTGCTCGATGGATCTTTCGAGATCCTTACCGAGCTTCGGGAGGGAGATGGTCAAGAAGGCCATCCCCTCCGCTTCGTACCTGGACTTGACTGTCGCCAAGTCCCGATGGGCACTGATTCCCAGCTGCGACAGCTGATCGTTGATCAGCTCGCAGTGGAGGTCAAACTGGCTTTTCAACATTGCTCCTTTCAAGGGGTTAGTGTTCCAGTCGTGACCTTCGTGATTCTAGCTGTTACTCCGCCGTGACGCCAAAAGCGACACAGCAACTACTCCGATAACACCGAGTCCACCACCAAGGATGGACACGATGCAAAGGAAGGCGACCTGAATGGCGTCTTCCATATCAGAGCTAGTTCTCTCCCGCGATAACCTTGATAAGGTTCGCGTTCGAGCTGGCGGTAAGCCAGGTGAGCAGAGCGACCGCAAGGTCCTTCTGCTCGGCGGCAGAGAAACCAGTCGGGGGAACGTCGATGTTCAATCGAACAGTCCCCGAGACCAGCACGTTGGTTGTTGAGACCAGCGGGTCGGTCACGATCTTCGAGAAGTCAAGACGAGCCTCACGGCGCGTCCTCTTCCCGTAGTTCGTCTGCACCTTGAGGGTAGTCTTAGCATCGTAGTTGGAAAAGGTTCCAACATTCGACCCCGCGTTTACACGCGGAAGACTAACCGCACCAGGTGTGGTTCCGATAGTAACAGACTGAGGATCGCTAAGAGCCACAGTTCCTCCTTTTTAGTTGTGGACGGCCGAATCCGTAACGAACGGATCCGTCCATCATCTATTAACTTTTCTGTTGAGGCGCGCACAGGTTAGTGCCTTCCTCGCCAGTAAGGTTGGCGGACAGGGTGAATCCCTATCTGCCTCGGCTCATGCCGAGGGCCGCCAAGATGGCCAACTGAGAAGCTGAGAGAGCTTCCCAACTGACACTGAACCCAAAGGGCGATGCCTGCTCACGTACCTTCTCGATAGTGCTAAATCTCTGAAACTGAAACGACCGATTCAAGTTGACAGTAATCATATTACTGCCAGAATCGACCGTAAAGCTCGGAGAGAACACTGTTGAGACTGACGACTCTGTACGAATACAGAAAGTCAGATACGCGTAGTCTAGCAGGACATTAGACCAGTCCAGAGTCGATAGATTCTGGGCTACGGCGCCGAGATTCGACGCCCAGTCTAGAAGCCATGTCCAAGGGGTGAGTTGCCACAGCATCTCCGGCGTTAGCTGGAGACCGAGTAACTCCGTAGCTCTGTCGATAAAACCGCGCTCTCGATCATTAGGTCGAGAACCGCGGTGGTACCTGGCAGAGAAACGGTAGTCACACTCTACGCTGATGGCCCGACTAGTGCTAATCACGGGTGGACTAAACCCGAGAGTCACATCGTATCCGAAAGGACTTTGTACGTTCTTGACGTACGGTGTTGATCGAATACTAGTACGGAAAGGATTCCATTCATAGGTGCTGTTCAGGGACGTAAGTCCCGGAACGAACCGTGAGTGGTACCCAACATCACCTGATCTACTCCTCCTCCTTTGATCCGAACCATAGAGAAGCATATGAAGCTTAAACAACACTTCAACTGCCTTTATGATATCGTTCATCAGAGGAACCCATCCGAACTGCACATTGAGGTAGTCGGAGCCGATAGTCCTTCTCAGGGACTGTAGGCCGTGAAAATAATCTGTCAAGTTTTTGACCACCGTCGGTATATCCCCGCGAATCAGTTCCAAAATGGTAACTGCAAGCGAGGCCTTCGGTGCCCAAGGATTGGCACTGGCAATTACGCCAGCCGACAGCGAGTTTTTCTGCGCTGTCGAGATTATACGTGGGACGTTGAACGGCGTGGTCGCCGGGATTGAACCCGATGGCCACTGGAAATACGATAGCGAAGAATGCGGATAGGACATATAATATCCTGTCTGCAACGGGTCAGCATATACCGGAAAAGGTATATCACACTGTAGGAAGAAATCTCCCTGCGAGTGTAGCTGCCCGTTAGATGATCTCCGTGCGACCAAAGAGCCGACGGAGTCATGTGTCTTCGCCTTGAAAGAGGCAAACGGGTGTCCGGTGTCAGTTAAACTGAACACTTTGGAACTCGCTGGCCCTGTACTCGGATCGAGAGTATCTCGAACCAAGTCTTCCAAGTATTCTTTGCGTTTACGGAGGCTGTCAAAGACAGATCCTCCTTTGTCAAAGATTATATCGTAGCTGTCTTCACGGAGTAACTTGGCACGTTTGCCACTTCGATAGGTGAAAACCGTCTCGAACCCGATAAGGGGGGCCCAGGAACTATAGTGATTGTTACCAGCGAACGGACCATTACGGACCGAAAGCTGGCGACCGTAGCTATAGCGCTCCTGCCAGCCCAGTGGCATATTATGACCTCCAATCAGTGCTGGGTGAGAGACCGTC